ATCGGACAATCACCATTGACTACTCTTAACTTTGACAACCCAGAAGTAGCAATGATTTACAACCTACTCCGTGATGCTAACGTAGACACGCAGGCAGAGGGGTGGCATTACAATACAGAAAAACATGTAAAGTTTGCAATAGACGCTAATGGCAAGATAGCTATTGGTAATGATATATTGTCTATGGATTTACATGATAATCAAGCACGTCGCACACATAACCTTGTACGTCGTAACGGATTTTTATATGACAAGCAAGATCATACAGACGTATTTACAGCTGACTTAGATCTTGATATTGTCAGACTATACAACTTTGAAGACTTACCTATTGTCTTTAGAAGATACATAACATACAGAGCATCTAGAGTTGCTGCAACAAAGTTAGTTGCAAACCCACAGTTGGTAAAACTACTAGCTCAACAAGAAGCATTTGCAAGAGCTGCTCTCATGGAGTATGAGTGCAATCAGGGCGACCATAGTATGTTTGGATTTGAAGATGATAGTGCATATCAAACTTATCAACCTTGGAGAAACCTTAGAAGATAATGGCATCAATTACACAAACTATCCCTCGATACTCTCTAGGTATGTCAGAACAGCCTGACCATCTTAAATTTCCGGGTCAGGTAGTTGAATCTACAAACGCTATACCAGACATAACCAGAGGTCTGTTTAAAAGGCCGGGTGCTAAACGCATAGGCACTGACGCACTATCGAGTGTACAGAGTGGTGGTTCGTGGTTTCATTACTTTCGTGACGAAACAGAAGGATCATATATTGGGCAGATAGCTGCTGATGGACAAGTCAGAGTCTGGCGTTGCAATGATGGTCAGCTAATGACTACAGCCTATGGCACAGGTGGTCAGACAGCTATACAAAATTACCTAGCTACCAGTTCTCCTGAGAACATACAAACTCTTACAATCAATGATACGACTTTTGTTACCAACCGTGATACTACTAATGCTAACACTCTCGTTGGGACAACGGGAACTACAGATGCTACACCAGATGCTCACTTCGCATTTATAGAACTATTACGTACAGAAAATGGTAGACAGTACGGTCTTAATTTATTTAATGATGCTACTACTACATCTCTTACACGTGCTACACGTATTAGAATATCGAGCAACACTTTAAACGAAGGTGATGGTACAGGTCATTGTCCTAGTATTGGCACTGAAGTATTTAGTATAGATTCTGGAAATAAAACTAATCTTATATTTAGAATCACAACTCTCGGTCAACAAGGTGTTAGTCCTAACTATAGTGCTAGTTCTAATGGGCCGGGTGGTAATAACTATAGATGTAGCTATCAACCAGATGTAACATTACTACATGGTGGTGAAGGTTGGACAACAGGAGATACTACTACTGTTACTATGGAGGGTGCTGACTATACAATACGTGTAGAAGATCACGAAACTACAACAGTAAATGCAAACTTAAAACTTATAAGACCAGAACCTACACCATTCGACGCTGATACAGCTGTTACTGGAGATACAATACTTGGTGGTATACTCGCTGAGTTACCAACTGGGGTAACTGGTAAGATTATAGGTACAGGTTTATATTTATCTAGTAGTAATGAATTGAATGTAGAAGTAGTAGAAGAAGATCTCATGCGAGTCATGCAGAGTTCAGTAAACGATGTAACTAAACTACCTAACCAATGCAAGCATGGTTATATAGTAAAAGTATCTAACTCTCGTATGGCAGATGAAGATGACTACTATCTACGTTTTGATGGAGAAAACGACAGAGATGGATCTGGCTCATGGTCAGAGTGTGCAAAGCCGGGTATTGCTAAGTCTCTAACTAACATGCCAGTTGTAATACAACGTACAGCTGTAACTACATTTACTGTTAAACAGTTTACTTATCAAGATAGAATAGTAGGAGATGAAAATACTAACCCATTACCCACATTTGTAGGGGCACGTATTAATAAAGTACTATTTTTCCGTAACAGATTAGCACTACTGTCAGGTGAGAATGTAATTACATCACGACCCGGTACGTTAGGCTCTCCTGACTTCTTTGTAGAGTCAGCTCTTACAGTATCAGCTAGTGACCCTATTGATATTTCTGCTGCATCTATGTTTCCGTCAGAACTATTTGATGGTATTGAAATCAATACAGGTTTACTTGTATTTAGTACAAATCAACAATTCTTGCTATCATCTGACGATACAGTTCTAAATCCAGATACAGCTAAATTGAGAAGCGTATCAACGTTTAATTATAATAAAGCAATTTCTCCTATATCTCTTGGTACAACCGTTGCTTATGTAGATAACTCTAATAAGTTTAGTCGCTTCAATGAAATGGCAAACGTAGCTAGAGAGGGAGAACCAAATATAGTAGAGGTAAGTAAAGTTGTACCTACACTACTACCAAAAAATATAGACTTACTTACTAACTCTAGAGAAAACTCTATAGTTTTACTCGGTAAGACTAACAGCGACATAGTGTTTGGATACAAATACTTGAATGTTGCAGATAAAAGACAGCAGGCTGCATGGTTTAAATGGAAACTTAATAATCCTTTAGTATATCATTTTATTATAGATGATGAGTATTTCTTTTTAGATAGTGACTACTACCTACAGAGCATTAAACTTATACAGTCTGATAACGACCCTTCAACAAGTATTGACAATGTCGACTTCTTATTACATGTGGATAATCATACTACTGTTAGCGGCGGCAACTTTGACTCAGCTACGAATCTGACGACCTTTTCTGGTGTCAGTTGGTTGAATACTGTTACATCTCCTAATCACGATTTAGTGGTTATTGATGAAGGTGGTACACCAGCTCCTACTGATGGTCAAGGCAGATATGCTAAATGCACAGTCTCAGGTACAAGTTTTACTGTACCGGGTAACTGGCAAGGTGTCACACTTACAATAGGTTATCTATACCCATACCAAGTTAAGTTTCCTACTTTCTATCCTATGAAAATGCAAGGTGAAAAATCTTCATCTGATGTAAACTCATCTTTAATATTACATAGAATTAAATTACATTTTGGAAAGGTAGGTCTTTACGAAACAACTTTAGAACGTGTAGGTAAACCAGACTACACAGAAGTATACGAGTCACCTATTATGGATATTTATAGTGCATCAAGAGC